TCAATGATTAAAGTCATTGCTGACTTGAACCCTTTTCTGGTGCTTATTTAGCATAAGCTTTTTCTTACATTGTTCAATTTTCAAGGTACACTCGCTCGCGCCCTCTCGGTGCGACAGCTCACTTAATATAGCACAACAGGTTTCCTTTGTCAAGAACTTTTTTCAAATCTTTTCGATTCGTTTCCCGGCTCTTTTTCAGAACCCGCTACACTCTCTCAAGTGCTTGGTTAATATACCACCGCTTTTCCGCAAAGTCAACACTTTTTTTCACTTTTTTGAAACTTTTTTTCGCGGTCAAAATCTTGTGGTTCTCGACGCTCCGCGCCGCAAAATATCGGCCATTATTTTATATATTTTCCCAGCAGCGGCAACTGTTCCGTCTGCCCGCTCAGCGCGCCGGTCGCGCCCTTATATATGCAGTATATTCTCGCCAGCCACAGCAGCCATGCAAGCGGGAACATGCTCCCGATCACGTCCGCCACAGCGCCGAATATAAAAAGCCCCAGTCCTTGTTTTGCGTGGAATCGCGCGAAGCTGTTGTCGCTTGCGAAGATGTACGGCAATATGAACAGTACGCTTATATATGACGCCGCGGACATGAGCCTCACCAGCGTGTCCGGCAAAGCCGTGTCCTGCTGCGCGGGCTGTTCCGGCTTGGCGTCGGTCTTGCCGCTGCTCTTCTCCGCCGTTTTCCTGCGCTCGTATTCGGCCTCAGCCCAGCGGCGATGCTCTTCCTGTCTTTTCTTTCTCTGGTATTCCAGTTCGCGGCGCAGTTCTTCCGAATTCATGTTGGAAAATCCGGAATCGCTTTTCTGCTTGCGCGCGGCGGCGCTCCCGCCGCTCTTCTCCGCGTCCTCGTCGAAGCCACAGGCCAGACAGCGCGACTGCCCGTCCGGTATATACGCGCCGCATTTGGTGCAATATGACATTTCTCTCCCGCCTTATTCGTATCTGTGCGATTATTATATCGATTATTATATATTAATGTATAGCGCATTTCAACATCAAGCTGAAAATTTCAACATTGTTTAATTCCGCCCGCCGCGCGATTTAAATTCAGCAGCGCATGGAAATATTTTATTGACAACGGGGTATAGCTGTGATATCATACTTTAGCGGCATGCAGAAGTACCCAAGAGGCCGAAGGGGCTCCCCTGCTAAGGGAGTAGGCGTGTAAAAAGCGCGCGAGGGTTCAAATCCCTCCTTCTGCGCCAAAAGTACCAAGAATCAATCAAAAACGACTGATTCTTGGTACTTTTTCTTTGCCTAAGTTTAAAATATTCGCTTGTCTCAACCGGCCATATACGCTGATAGGCTCCGTTGAGTTCTGCAAAGTTCTGTTGCGTAGCCTACATCGTAGCCTACATACTTGCAGCTCGCCGCTTTTCGTCTTTACCCTCGGTACAGCTCATGCAGCCGCTTAACGTCCGCCATATCGCCGATCATGCGCTCATGTTCCCAGTCGTACACGGCTTTCATGCCCTCTGGCGGCTCCCCGTTTCTGCTGCGGTAATCCTTTATCAGGCGTACCGCTTCAGCGTGCAGCGCCTCAGCGTGGGTTACCTCCTGCTTAGAGAGGCTTGCAAAGGTGTCAGCAAGTTCGCGGTCTTCGTCCTTATACTTTAGGGCAAGGTCGGCGTACTTCTCGGCGTCCTCCATCTCGTCGCGGATGTTGGTGTACAAACATTTGATCTCTTTCATGGCGCTCACCTCACGCGAGCTTGACCATGCTTGCACAGACGTGGTTGATAGTACCCGCGACGCCGCCCAGAGCCGCGCTTATCGTCGGCGTACCGTTGCAGCATACGGCGATGTATACGGTAGTCTCGACGTGCAGTGTGTAGGTGTTGCCGGACACGGTCGTCACTTGCGCGTCGGCGCACGGGAGCGAGACGGTATCTTTGAGTGCTTTCAGCTCTGCGATGCCTGCGCCGCCCGCGGTAAACACTACGTCGTAGCTGATCCGGTAAAGGCCACTGTTATTGACCACGAAGCCACCGGCCACGGTATCGAGCGAACAGCCGGTGTCGGTGTTGAGGATGCCCAGCACATTAACCGGCGTACCCGCCGCTACGAAGGTCTGTGGCGTGTTGTTGTACGCGTTCTGCGCGCTCTTGTAGTGGGCATTCTTAAATCTAGAGTTACAGGACATATTTTATCTCCTTTCAAAAGTAGGCGCCCCGGACAGCGTTTGCCGTCCGGGGCTTAACGCTGTTAAAGCGGTTAACGATTAGGGGTTATGCGCAGCAGCCGTTGTTGCAGCCGCAGAACGGGGACGCACCGGCGCTGTAAGTGTAGCCGTTGGGGTAGCGGACTACGCCATACATGCGGTTATCCATTTCAAGGCTGGCAATGCGCGCGGCCTGTTCGGATATACGCTGCTCAAGCTGCGACTTTTCCATCGCCGCGAACTTCGCGTCGATGTTCGCGTTCATGCCGCAGAGCTGGCGCTCGATGGAGTTGCCGGTCTGCATGATGGCCATGTTGGTCGCGTTCTGGGCGAGTGCCATCTCTTTGCCGAGCTGGCCGATGCTGCCCTGCATCTCGTAGCCGAGGTTGCAGATGCCGTTGCCGATGTTGGTGATCCTGTCGTTGAGTTGGCCGAACTGCTGGCCGAGCAGTATCTCCTGCTGAGATGCCGCGGTCGCGTACTGGCCGAACTCGCCCTGGCGGTTCCAACCGTTGCCGCCAAAGCCGAACATGAAGAGGAAGAGCACGACAATGAGGAACCAACCGGAACCCCAGCCGTTCTCGTTGTCTGCGCCGCGAGTCGCGGCCGCGATGTCGGAAAGGCTAAAATTTTCCACTGGTGTACTCCTTTCTTAGTTTTTTATATAAACCGTGTCGACCCGGCTTATTGCAGAAACTGCATGAAGCTCTTTGCCTGCTGCTTCAGATCCTCAAACTGCTGTTTGCTCATCTTGCCCGACGAGAGGAGCTGGTTTATTTCCTGCTCCGCTCTTTCCGGCGTCATATTCGCCGCAAATTTGCGGAACTCGTTTATCATCTGCATCGGGTTTCTGGGCGTAGCCGCTCCCTGCTTGAAGAATGGGTTACTCATTCTGCGTCCCTCCCTGCTTCATAAACCGCTCGAACATTGCTTCGAGGTCGGCTTTTGTTACGTAGTCTTCGGGCTTCGGCGGAGACGGCGGGATGTACTCCTCCATGCGGCAATACGTCGTCTCAACGCCCATGTTGCCGCCCGTGCGGCAAGCCATAATTGCGTCGTCCATTGCCATCACCCAGAGCTTCTCTCCGGGCATTACCGGCACTCGTTCTATATCCGCGAACGTCGGCACAAACAGCAGCGTGGCGCGGTTGTAGCCTGCCGTGCCCTGATTGTTAAACGGGTAGTTTGAGTTATACATACCGTGCCTCCTTCTTTCTTCTGCCTATATCATCGCATAAAAAAAGAGGGCTAACCCGTCGGTTAACCCTCAATTGCGTCCGCTATTTTGTTTTTGATGTTTCTTATTCGCCGCTCCACCTTTTCCGGGCTGTAGTAGTCCGCCTCGGATAGCTCGCAGGATATTTGCACTACGCTCATGCCTCGTGCGCGTAGCCGGAGGATTGCAATCTCCTCGTCGGTAAAGCCGCAGTCGCGCTCAAACTCCTCCCGAAGCGCTCGAGGAAATTGCAGTTTGCACTTTGCCCCCGGGGTCGTCAGTGTTTGCTTTAACTCTGATTTCGTCATTTTCTGCCCTCAAATACGCCGTATAGATTTGCTCGACAGTCACATTATCGAGCCGGTTAAGTGAGCAGAATTGTTCAACGGATAGTTTCATTCTCCTCCGTCGTCGGTTTACAAGGATTTGTTTTGCGCCGCCCATATGGACGGCGCTTTGATTTTAATTACTGCTTGAGCTGCTTGACTGCCTCGTTGACGCCGGTCGCCGCGAAGCCGGATACAATGCCGACTGCAACTGCGGTTATGTAGTCCTGCGCCGGGAAATCTGCCATGAAGCGCATGGCAAGAACGCCGAGGATGCCGCCGACGATGCCGCAGATGATGGGAATCCACTTGTTGTCAAGGCCGGATGCCTTGACGGCCTGACCCACCAGATAGCAGATCACGGTTATGGCTGCTACGGATGCGATACCAAAGTCCATATTTTCACCCCCTTTCACAATCCAAGCTGTGCCAGTACAAACGCAATAAGCGCACCGGCCACCAGCCATATCGCCTTATCTACGATGGCCTCCCAGCGCTTGCCGGGCTTGTCCGTAAGCGTTTTGAGGCCGGTTTTGATCTCGCCTATGTCCGTCTTCATGGTGCTCTGCTCAGTAGCAAGCACCTTGACGGACGTGGTCAGCTCGTTAAGCGCCTTTTGATTTTTTTCAAGTGCGTCGAGCCTGTGTGTGTTGGACTTGCCCCGCGCTTCCATTTCCGCGTATTTTACGGCCAAGTCCTCCAGAGTAAACGCCATGCCTTAACCTCCTATCAGCCGCGCCCAAGTCTGAGCGCCTATGATGCCGTCCTGCTGCAAGCCGCAGGCGCGCTGGTACGCGATAACCGCGTTGCAGGTGTCCTGCCCCACCTCGCCATCTGCACCACACCTGCCGCAGGAGTAGCCGCGCCCGATGAGAAGCAGCTGCGCCGAGCGGACGAACTCGCCCTTGTCACCGTAGCGCAGCAGCGGCAGGCCAGTGACGGTCAGCGCCGAGACGGTCGTCGGCGTAGTGGTTGCGGGCTGTGCAGGAGTGGCAGTAGCCTCATAGCTTATCCAGCGGGGCTTGCCCCACAGCGCCCAGCCGCGCCCCGCAAGCTTGGTTTTCACAACGCCCTTCGCGTGGCCGGTTGCCTCTACGACATAGCCGCCGCCGACGTAAACGCCGACGTGGGACATGTCCCCCATAAACACGCATACGCCCGGTATGTCGGGCATGGTGTCGATGCTGCCGTTTTCTGGGCAGGCCATGAATAGCCCGCTCACCGCAACGTCCTGCGATGCTTTGTATATAGGCTCGCTATCCGGTGTGTCGCACCAAAGGAAGCCCTTGATAAGGCCGACGCAATCGTGTACCTTCTGGCCGAACTGTGCTGGGAAGTCACCTGCTGTGTAGCGTTCAGGATACTGCTGCCGCTTTTCCGCTAGCAGTCCAGCATTTGCTATCTGCCCGAAGGTGCCGTACCAGTAGGGCTTGCCAAGCTGGGCTGTGGCATACTCGACTAAACCGGTATTAGTTTTGGACATTTTTCAGCCCTCCTCGTAGGTAATCTCAAGCCCGTATGCTTCGGCAATAGCGTGCTCACGGGTCGCCGCGATTTCTGCTTCGCTCTTCCCCGCCATTGGTTGCGAGAGCATTGCTGCCTTGTTCATATTATCCTCCTGTGTAGCGGAGGCCGAAGCCTCCGGTCGTAGTCATAAGCCATCCGTCGCCGATCTGGAGCTTGTCCTCAACGACGATGTTCGCAACGTGCAGCATCCCGTCCTCGCTGTCAAACCAGCCTCGCTTGGAGCCGTTTATCCAGAACTGCCAGCCGGTCGCGGTGTACAGGCCAAGCGTTTGCCCCGGCGCGAGCTTATAATATGTCAGGCCGTTTTCTTCCTCGGTCTCGCCCGTGAACGTGAGGTTTTCGCTTATTGCAATACCCATCTGCGTTTCGCCGGTTTCGGGGTCGGTGATAAGCCCGCGCCGTATCTCCCCGCGTATGGTCGTCACGAATCTGTCCGTGCTGTCTGCGCGGGAATTCACCGCGTCGATCTGGCTCTGGAAATCATAGCTCTCGACGGTCTGCTTCGCCGTCTGCTGTATCGTTGTGTTTACCGTCTCCTGATACGTGCCGAACTCGCTTTTCGCAACGTATACAGAGGACAGATTCTGCGTTATCTCGTCGACGTAGCTGTAAATGCTGTCAGCCGTCTTTATGATAAGCTGCCGCAGATTCTGCGCGTTCTTGTCGATCTCCGCTTTCGCCGCGCTGCCGGATCCTACCGCGGCGGCGGTGGTTGCCTGCTTTACCGCCTCGTTGATCTTGTCGTCGCCAAACTCGGCCTGCAAGGTGTCTGCGAGCCGTACGAGGAAGTTCCGTAGCGCCGAGATTTGCTGCTCAGGCGTCCCCTGCAAGATCGGGGGCATATCAAAAACGCTCATCGGTAGTCGCTCCCTATCTCCAGGATTCGTGCGATCGAGAACACTCGGCTCTCTCCGGTGCCGCACAGCTTGAGCCGCATATGGTCGCAGCGGCGCGGACGTATCGGGAACGTATAGCTTGTCGTGCCCTCTCTGTACGCCGTCGCGCTTCCGCCGCACTGCCATACGCCTGTGCTGTCGTATTCGATGTAGACCTCGAACTTTGCGCCCTTCGCCATGTTCAGCCGGATGTCATAGCGCGATATGTATTTATTGCCGGGGTACTCATAGTACATAATCCCGCTGACCGCTTCCCAGCTGACGTCCGCCTCACGCGTTCCGCCGTAGCCCAGCAGGCCGACAAGCTTCCCGCCGGCAATGCAGTACAGCTCGTCATCCACGCGCGCGAAAGCTTCGCCGTGCAGCTCGTCTTCGTGCATCCACAGCGTTTTCGAGATGTCGAAGCAGAACAGATGCCAGTCTCCGGCCTTGTCCTTCATGGAAATGTAGTACTTGCTGCCCACGGCTCCGGCCGCCGCATCGCTGTACAGCTCCTGCCCAAGCGCCTCGCTTACGCCCGTGGGGAAGCCGCCCTGATACGCGCATATGTCCTCGCGGGACTTGTAATACAGCGTCTCGTTGACGACCGCAAGGCTCCGGCCGCTCCCGCGCTGGACGCCTCGCGCTACCGTCTCCGCTACTCTGTGCGCCCCCGTTGAAGACACGGTTATGCGGTGTATTCGGTTTTCCTTGAAAAATAGTGGGCTGCCCAGATAGTTGACGCATCCCGTCCATACTCCGTCCGAGCCGACGGAAGCCGTCCAGCTGTCTGTGCTGAGGCCGAGATACTGCCGCCAGTTTTTGAAGTCGCCGAGTGCGCAGCAGTAAAGCTCGTTGAGGTTCTGCGTGCCGTCGTTGCCGTAATAGCAGCCCCATAGCCGGTTCTGGCATTCGCAGACATAGTCCATCTGCGGCACACTGCGCTTGATCGTGATATTGCTCGTCTCGTCGCTGTATGCCTGCTCCAGCAGCCCCACGACGACGATATAGTCCGCCGCCTTGCCTGCCTCGCCGCCGACGGCATAGATAATCTTGTCCCCGTTCGCGTCGGCGAAGCTCGCGCCGCTGATGGTCACGCCGTCGTATTTCGCAAACAGCGCCGGTATCTGCCCCTGCGTGGAGAACGTCAGCTTGGTGTACACCGTCACGATCTCCGCCCACGTTCCCGCCGCGCTGCCATACTGCCGCAGCACGTGCGGCGTGGAGCTTGTGTCTATCCACAGGTCAAGATTCTGCGGGTTGTCCGGCTCCGTTGCCGATACCGTCGGTGTGGTATACTCGTCGCCGTCGGCGCGGCACAGCGCATAACTTACGCTTCCGGTCGTGCTGAACGTCGCCTCTATGCTGCCGTAGTCTGCGCCGTCTGCGGTGTTGTAGTAGACCTTGTCCGGAAATATGATTATATATGCCCCCATGCTTACGAGCTGCTTAGAGCCGCTTGCAAGTCCCGTCACGGGCGTCGCAGCGCCGTTGTAGTAGAGCGTTCCGCCCGCAACGTACGCGAGCGCGTCTTTCTCTATTATCCCTTGCAGCTCCCCGCTCACTTCAGTAATCCCGCGCGGCCTGCGCGGCGCAAGCATCGGCGTGTGGTCTGTGCTCAGGTTCCGGGTCTCGTAGAATTCGCCTTTGCCTATCTTCGCCTGGTGATTGTAGCCGTAAAACGAATCTGTCGTGTCGCGCTGTGTGGTCTGCGCGTCCAAATATGGGAATGTCGGCATACTATTTACCTCAAAACACGAAGCGTTTGCTTTTCGGCAGCGGCCTGTGCGTCCGGTTGTACCAGTTGAACCACTGCCCGTAGTTCGCGTTGTACATCGCTATCTGCTGATTATACCGGCTCGCCTCAGAGTTTCCCGCCGCGATCATCGCCGCGATGTAATGGGTGTACACGTCCTCGCCGTACGGCTCTGCGAGCAGCAGCTCCTCGTCGCCTGTGCTGTACGGGGTGAAGCTCTCTGCGCCGCCCTCGTGGGTCTTTATGACCTCCTCGAAGATTTTCCCGTCGAGGTTTGACAGCCAGCGTATTTTCTCGTCCGCCGAATATGCGTTCGGCTCAAGCGTGTCCGCCCTATTTATTATTTCAAGTACGGTCATGTGTATCTCCTAAAACAGGCGGGTTTGCCGCCCGCCTGTCAAAAGCTCGGAAATTCCGTTCTCAGCTTATCCTTGGTCTCATAAAATGCATCTTCGGCTTCCTGGCTTCTCTTTATCTCGTCCGCCACATACTTAGGGACGCTGCTTTTCTTGCCGCGCGGCAGGATATAATTGACCCCGTTGACAGCTACGAAGAGGTTCGGGTCGCCCCTGTCGCTGCCTCTCGGTATGGTTACTTCAACCATGTCGGTGTTCTTTGCCATGTTAATCTCCTTTCAGGTTCCGGCGGGGAATGTCCCCGCCGGTTTGTTGTCAGTTGGCCTCGTCAGTTGCGGAGAAGGTGGACACGCTCATCACGCGGAGCATGCGCTCCTGATAGAGGATAGTCGCGCCGTTCGTCTCAAACTTGTAGCCGATGGTGCTGAACTGGTCCAGCGGCCCGCCGATCTCTTTCTTGTCGTGGAGTACCATCTCCAGCGCACCGCCCTCCGGGTCGATGATGCCGAAGGCGTCCTTGCCAAAGAAATAGGTCGCATAGGTAACGCCTTCCGACTTATTCTTATAGTTTGTGCCGCCGAGAATGGGGGCGAAGGCGTCCTCTATGAAGCGTACCCCGTGCAGCTCGCCGATCTCACCGTTGAACAGCTCCTCGGGAGCTGCATACTTGTGCGCCTCTATCCAGCCCTCGCACTCGCGCAGGTCGTGCGCCACGGAGGGGTGGATGACCGCGTAATAGCGGCCGTTGATGCGCGGGACGCGGTTCTTCTTCATGATAGTCACCGCCTTATTGACCATTGCCGGAGTAAGCAGCGCCCAGCCGTCAGGAGTGGAGCCGCCGCCGCTAGAAGTGCTGCCGCCTGCGCCCATAGTCGCACAGCTGGTCGGAGTGCCGATGACCGCGCCGGTATCCTTGTTGACGTTGTCACAGTAGAGGACGTTGGTGCCGACGAGCAGCGCGTCACGGATGAGCCACTCCTGAGTTTCCGCTGCCGACGCGCCCATTTCCTCAGTCGCGCCCAGGATAACATCGTCATAGGCGCGAAGCTCAAGCTTGTCGGTTATTGAGGTGTACGTACCGTACTGGTCGATGCTGCCGGTCAGCGAGCTGACGCCGAACTTCTGACCGGTGGGGATAACGCCCTCGGTCAGCTTTGAGGCGCGCTCAAAAGCGTTCCACTTGCGCCACTCGACCTGCCCCTTGTGGTTCTTGGGGAGCGGCTGCTTCTTGCCGAACTGCGCGTAGAACAGTTCTACGCGGGTGTTTTCGAGAAGCTCAGTGTCGTAGAACGCCTTGAGTTCGGGTGCGAGGGTGTTGGTGCCGTCGAACGCGGTGGTCGTGCCGGTGCCCGCGTTGACATAGTTGCCGGTAGCGTTTACAAGCGTACCCGCGTCGGCGAAAAACTGAAGGTTAAAAAACTTGTTCATATATTTCCTTTCATCTCATGGGGTCAGCCTCCTAACGGGAGCTTTTCCCCGTTGTAGGCGGCGGCGTAAATTCTCTTACGCAGTGCCGCGCGTTCCTCTTTCGTCATGTTTCTGGGGTCGTTTGTCGCAAGCGTGGCGGCCTGACTGCCGTTTTCCCTCGGCCTCGCCCTGTTGGCGGCGACCGAAGCGGAAACAGCCTCCGTTGCCTTTGCTGCTGCCTGCTGCACGCGCTGCTCCTGCACCTCCGGATGCAGTGCCAGATACGCCGCGCGTACGCTTATGTTGCTCCCCGGCTGCGTGAATTTCACGAACGCTTCGTCGCTCATCGCTGCCGCAAGGTCGAAGTCCGAGAACTCTTTCTTCAGCTCCTCGCCCTGCCTGCGCAGCTCGTCGAAATGGCTGGAAGCCTGCTGACGCTTGAACGCGTCCTCCAGCTCCTTCTGTCGTGCCTGCCGGTTGGCTTCATCTTCGCGCGCCTTGCGCTTGCCGTCCTGTTCGGCCAGAATCATTTTCTTGGCCGTGCCTGCGTCTGTCCCCAGTCTCGCCGCGTCCTCCTCGAACATGGCGTCGTCCTCGCGGAACTTCTGTATAAGCTCCTCCACGTTCAGGTTAGCGGCGTCGAGTCCGTAGCGGCTTGCCAGATAGTCATACAGCGGCGCGGCCGCGGCCTCCTTCGCGCGCAGTGTCTCAAGCTCTGCGTCGCTGTTCTTCAGCCGTCTTTTGATTGTGCCCTGCATCTCTGCGTCAAATTCCGCCTTGTACTCTGCCTTGACCTCATCCCAGCTCTTGCGGACGGCGGCTCCGCTTTCTTCCTGCTCCGGCTCCTCTTCATGCGGCTTCTCCTGCTGTGCAGGCGCTGCGGGCGTCGGTGCATTCTTGTATGCGCCCTTTCTTATCTTGCTTTTGGGTACGTTCAAGGCCTCAAGTCTTGCTTCAAAACTCTGCCCGGCGTCGGCAGTACTTTCGCCCGTTGCTTCTCCTCCGCCCTCGCCTGCGGGTGCGCCGCCCTCGGCAAAAAGCTGGAGGTCGAAGTCAAATTTTGTGTGCATAGGATGCCTCCTTGTTTATTCTCTGGGTTAAGCCCACGACTCTTAGCTTTATGATAACAAATCCCGCTCTCATTTCTCTAACCCCAAAACGCGAAAATTTTTCAAAAAATATAAAAACACACTGGGATTTCTCCCAGTGTGTCCGCGTATTAGTGCCACGGGGTTCGCCGCAGGTTCCGCGCGGTATAGAACGCGCAGAACATCGCGTCCTTCTGCGCATTGGTCAGGTTCAGACTGTCGATGTACGCCGCAATCTTGTAAAGCTTTGAGTAGCTTATCGGCTTGCCGTTTTCGTCATAGTCCGATTCGGTGCGGTTGTACATCTGCCACGATGTGTAATAATCCTTCCCGCTTATGCCTGCCGCCGCTACGGACTCGTTGTACTTCTGCACCGCCGCATCGGATATGTCCTCGGTTCCGGGGTTTGCGATGGTGAAGTCGTATTTCTCGCGTCTGGCAGCGGCGTCGTCCTTGCTCTTGCCGCCGTACTTCATCAGCATGTTTTCAACGGCCTCTCCGGAGACGCGTTTCTCCTCGTACGCCTTGCGGATATCCGAGTATTCAATGCCGGTGTCCTTGACACACTGCCACTGCAGCACGGTTGACTTTGCGTCGTCCTCTGAGGCTCCGCCGTATTTGCTCCGCAGCGCCGCCGCGCGATCCGCCGATATTGTCCCCGCAACATACAGATCCTTCAGCTCGCTGTACTTGAAGCCCGTGTCCTTCTCGCACTGCCACTGCTGAACCGTCGCTTCCGCATCCGCCCTGTATGTTTTGCCGTACTTGACGAGGTAGTTCACCGCATCGCTCCGCGAGATATCCCCGCTCACGTATGCGTCAGACATATCGTCGTAGGCTATGCCGGTGTCCTTCTCAAACTTCCACTGCAGCGTCTTGGCGTCCGCCTCCATGTCCGTCGCTCCGGCTCCCATAAGCACGCGCTTCGCCTTGTCTATGGTTATGTTGCCGTTAAGGTACTCATCTTTGGTGTCGCCGTACTCGAAGCCGTACGCTAGAGAGACCGTCCACTTGGCTACCTGCTTTTCCGCCTCCTGCTTGCTCATTCCGGCGTAGTCCTGCAGCTGCTTTATAGCGGTCTGCTTGTCTATGCTCTGCTTCCCGCCGTCTGTCGGCGCGTATTTCTCGCGGATTACCTTCTTCACCGCGGCCTGAGCGGCGCTCTCGTCCTCAAACCGCGCCTTTACCCTGTCTGCCTGTTTCGCGTTCCCGCTCACCAGCGCGTCGTAAAGCTGCTCAGAGTTTGAGGGGCTTTCTCCTGTCCATCCCTCGGCAACCGCCTGAAGCGCGCCCTGCCACGTCGTCTCTTCGCCGTTTGTGATGGTGTCGTATGTGTAGTAGGCCGCCCGCATATCTCGCATCACGTTTTTGAGCGGAAGGCCGAATATCTGCGCAATGCGCCCCGCGAAGTCCTCAATTTTTCTGTACGTGGACTTCTTGTCGCTCTTCAGCGAGGTGTACGCATTCCAGAGGTCGGCAATCATGGTCATGTCGTTGCGCTCCACGTCGTACCCCTGAACTATCGACACAACGTCCTTGATATAGGGGATATACGTCAGCGGGTTGAATCCGTCTTTCAGCTCCCCGGTCAGCGCAGCTATATATTTTTCGATGTAGCTCTTATCGTCATCGTCGTTGCGCGCCGCATAAACGAACGACACGAGTATGCTGTTGAGAAGCATGGAAGCAACAACAGAACCTAGCTTTCGCACTCCGAGCGCCTTCCGCCCGTTTCGGAAGTCGTCTATCGCGTCAACTACCATGTTGACGTTCGTCAGCGGCTCCGCCATGAACGCCGTCGCCATCTTGACGCCGACATCCTTCGACCTCATCATCGCGCTTCGGGAGAACACGGAGTCGTAGACCTGCGTCTCCGTTATGATCTGCGTGAACCTGTCACCGACTCGCTTGTTGAATTCCTCGCTTCCGGTTTTGAGGTTTGTCGTGTCCGCTACTTCGCGCTCAACCGCCTGCCAGATGGAGCACCATGTCAATTCGTCCATCAGCCCCGGAAGCGCCATAATAACGTCGCTACGGTAGTTGCTGTCAGTCACGAGGCCTTTCGCCTTTTCCGCAAGTCCGTCATATTCCCGCGCGGTCATCCACTCGCGGGCGCTTCTGCCCAATCCCTGATCAAAATAGCCTATTTCCTTTATGGCGGCCACGGGGGCGTACTTCTTCATGTGCTCCCACAGCTCCTTGTGCTTCTCGGCGGTTATCTTCTCCCCGGCGAAATACTTCGGGTCGATATATGCCGTTGCCCTGGCTATTGCCGAGGGCTGCTGAATTGATACCGACAGCGAACCGGCGACCGCGTACTTCTTCATAAACGCAAGCCCCTTGTTCATCAGCTCCGTCGTGGGGTCAGACCGCGCGCTGCCGTTCACATCCTTGAGCAGGAGTTCTATTTGCTGCACCGGCGCTTCCGAGCCGAACGCGTTTGTAAGCATCGCCTTGACAGAGTTCGCGCCGTTTTCTATGTCGCTCGCGCTGGTCGCGTAGTTGAATATTCTCGTGAAGTCCTCAAGCGGCAGCGTGAAGCCGTGATACGTCGCCATCTCATATACGTGCTGGCTCCATGTGTCCACAAAGCCGCCTATGTATATCGGGTTGTTGGCTTTCTCGACCGTGCTGCGCGTAAAGCCGCTGTTCTTGATTTTCACATTATCACTGTCGCCGCTCCGGCTTTGCAGGTACTCCGACGCGCTCTTGATAGGCCAGTAGACCTTCTCCTTGAACAGGTTTATACCGTACAGCTCGCGCGATACCTCGTTGCCCCATTCGGCAGGCTTCGTGGAAAGCCAGTTTTCCATCTCCTCTACGAAAGCCTTTTGCTCCGGTGTGAGCTTGCCTATAATCTCGTCAAGCACCTGTTCGTCGAGCGTGTATGCCCGCGCCTTGATCTGCGACATCGTCAACGTGACGCCCTTTTTCTTGACCTTTATCTTTCCGTTCTTGCCGAACACTATGCCGCCCGCCTCAAGATGTTTCTTGCCCTGCTCGCGCCGGCTGGTAGCGTAAACGGACATCATGTCATCAAGCGACAGGCTGAACGGTCTTCCCTGAGCCGAGACGAAATCGTGCTTTTCCTCAAGCGCCCAAGAAAAGTATCCGTGCTTTTCGGCCGCCTGCAGGAAGAACGAGCGCGCCGTTACAACGTCCCGTGCTCTGACGTCTTCGCCCTTGCGTACCTCGTTGTAAGCCTGCTCAAGCTCGCCGCCCACTTTGTGGAATATTTCGCCGGGCTTGAGCATTGACCAGAACTGCCGCTTTACAAACTGCACCGGCTTGAGGCCGAGGTCTGCCCCCTCTGTTGCGGAGAGCCTGTCGATCTCTGCCTGCGCCCTCTCCTCAATGCCCGCTTTCTGATTCAGCACAAATGCCTTGTTCGCTTTCGATACGACGGTGTAGGTCATCTTGAGTAGATCGTGTACCGCGTCGAGCTGTTCCTGCGTCATTTTCACAAGCGGCGTATCTCCTACGAGCTGCGAGACCTCCTGCATTTTCGCGGCTATGTTCTCGTCATAGCCGTTCGCCACCGTCGGGTCGGCAGAGTTTGCGATTGCCTGATAAGCCGTGTGCAGCGCATCCAGCCGAGTCTTGAGTCTGTCGCCCTGCGCCTGTATTCTGTCGCGGGTCTCCGCAAGCTCGCGCTTTATCTCCGGGTCTGTCGTCTTTGCTATGGCCGCGTCGTATTTGGCGACGCGCTCCGCCGCGTTGACGGTGTCGAGGTTGAGCATGTCCAGAACCTCAGCCACAGGCTTCTGAAGCTCAAGCAGTACGTGTTTCTCTTTCGATTCCTTGAGGAGCAGGTCGCTGAGCTTCTTCGCCATATCGCGCACTTTTGCCCTTGTGTCGGTTTTGCTCTGCCTTGCCTTGATAGTCTCGCGCATATCTGCCCTTGCGCGGGAAAGCATGTCTTTCACTGGGTTCATCGCGCGCAGTTTGAGAAGCTTTCTGTCCTGCGCGTCTACCTCTTTTAGTAGTTTGTCGCGCGCCTCCCGTGTCTCCTGCTGCGTTGCCTTGAGCGCGCCTATTCTTTCGCGCCATGCGCTTTCTGTTCTGCGGCGTTCCTCTGCGGTGAGCTTGCTGCGCTTGGCCTGAGCGTATGCGTCGTCTACCGCCCGCCGCGCCGCGCTGTATTCTATCTGCGCATCGTCCAGCTTGTCGTATAGCTCCTGATACCGGTCAAATTCGGTGCGGTACTGCGCAAGAAGCTTTCTTTCGCTTTCCGTCGCCGCTACGCTGTCAAGCGCCCTCGCGAGAAGTTCCCTGTCGGTCATGGCATCGTCGCGCATACTGTACCTGAACTGCTCATACTGCTTGCCCGTCAGCTCCGCCACGCGTTTTCTCGCCTGCTGCCGCTCTATATAGCGCTGCGTGTCGCTGGTGAACGACGGGTCATATACGCCATTGCCTATCCAGCCGCCGCTCTTGAGGTCGTCAACGTCTATGCGGTTCGCTTCTATGAATGAAACGTGCGTCGGGTATCTGCCGTCACGCGCGGTTATCGGCAGAACGCTGCCGTCGGTAAGCTCTATTGCGGGTACGCCGTCAAGCTCCGATATGTCCTCGTTGAGGTTGAGCTGCGGATATTTTGCAGTCAAATCAACGTCGCGGTTACTATAGCGGACATCTCGGCTTTTTGAATTAAAGCGCTCCGACAGGGGGATGACCTTGCCGTTATCGTCATGCACGACAGGCTCAGCGGATTTTATCTGCTCCGGGTCAAATGCCATGTACTCAACTATCTTGCCGTTTTCCGTGCGAATGACTCCATCATAGCCCTCATATGCAAGCCGTCCTCTCAGCAGCGTACCGGAGTCCTCGTGTGTGCGGTCAAGATATGGGTCATACGCGGGATTTGTGATGTTCAGATATGCCCGTACTGCGTTGTCACCGTATTCGCGCGTAGACTCTGCATCCGGGGCAAAGAAGAACCCGTCCATCTCGTTGCCGGTTCTGGCATAACTGCGGTCAAAGGAGTTGAAGCTCGCGTTTGTCCAGTGATACACCGGCAGCAGCTTACCGCCCTTATCTCGGACAACCGAAGCCGGCATAGCACGCTCCGCCGCCTCAAGTACAAGAGCCTGTGTCTCTTTTTTGTTGCCGCGCTTGACCGCGTCATTGTATTTCTCGTCAAGCTCTGCGGTTCTTGTGTCCGGCAGTTCAGCATATCCGCGCGTTTTTGTTCCGCTGTACTTTTCTTTTTCGGCGTTGTATTCTGCACGTTCCGCTTCGTCAATGGCAGAACGCTCATCTTGGAGCGCCTGTATCCTCTCGTCAAGCTCTGCTGTATCAATCTTGGCTTTTGCCGCATTTAGTGCGCGTGTTGCATCAACTCGCTCGCGGAATGTTGTCGCATAGCGTCGCTTTTCCTGAGCTGCTGCATAGTCAGCGTCCTGCTCAAGTAGGCGGCTGCGCTCGTCCTTGAGCCTCTGCAGCTCCGAGTATATCTCCGCCCGACGCTTGCCGCGCTCCTGCGCAATTTCTCTCTCAGATTTTTTAATTTTGGTATTATTATCTTCCCCCCGCATAAACTGCTGGTAGGGCAGACCTTCTATCTTGACTTTTCCGTCATTGTATGTTATTCTGCCTATGGAACCAAGAGTGGTTGCATCTGAGGGCAATCGGAGCCCGAGGCCCTGCATCCAGCTCTTGGTTCTTTCTATGTTGGGGTCGACATAAACCACATCGCTGTTCTGTATAAATGCAGCAGGCGAAGTGTCTTTGCCGTAAGCGCTTGCAACTATATTCATGTCAAGCAGCTGCCCGCCGCGGTTTGTTGGCTGCAACTCAAGTATTGCCGTGACAATCGCACCGTTGGCATCCCTGACCTCACCGAAAATTGCAAGCCTTGTGTCGCTCTGCTTTGACTTGAGCGCGATCACAGGATTTTCAAGTATCTGCGGGACTTGCAGTATGATATCCTTTGTCATTCCGGCATGCTGTTTCAAGATTTTAGCTATTTTCCCGCTGTGCCATACAATGTTGCGGTCTTTTACCCCGATGCTCTTGAGTGCGTCAGACGTTCTCCCTACAAGGAATGTTTTATCCGTCTTACCGTCCCATGAGTCTATTTCAGAGGCGAACTCGCGATTAATTGAATATTTGGCCTTGCCGCCGTTCTCGGCGGCGTTTTTGTTTGCCCTGTTCCGCACAGCATCGGCGAGTGCGTCGTCCCACATTGCCCGCAGCTCGTCCATGTACTCGGTCATTGCCTTGGCCTCGTCGTGGACGGCCTCAAGCCCCGCAAACGCGCTTTTGATTTTCCTGAAGAAATCATTCAGCCACTTGCGAATCTTCTTTGCCAGAGGCATATTATCGCTTGCAAGCTGCCTTATTGCCGTCGGCTCCGTCAGAACCGTCTCGCATGCGTCGGCTATTACCTCCTCCACGGCCTCGTCATAGCTCAGCTCGCGGCTCTCTCTTGCGCGCTTCTGCGTGACAAGATCTTCGATGTCCAGCCCCTGCTGCATGAGCCTGTCGGTTATGAACTCGCGCAGCGCTATATATCCGGCCTCGCTGTTCTCGCGGATGAAGTGCGTCATTTCGTGTGCCGCCGTCAGAACTATCGTTCGCTGCCCGCTCTCCACGCTGTTCATGCCTGCGTTCACATCGAGGTAAACCGTGCCGTTGTAGTACATGCCCTGCGCGCCGCTGTATCTGCCCTCGGCGTTTGCCTCGCTCTCGTAGAACACAACGTTTACGCCCGTAGCCGTCAGCGCCTCCGCGAGGGTCTTCTCGGCGTCGCTCATGCGGTCTATCGCTTCCTTGCTTGGGGCTTTGAGCTTACGCCCGTCGGCCTCGCCGCCGTCGTAGGACACCTTGCCCTGCTTGACCTCGCCCTTGCTCTCGCCGGTGCGCTCCGCCGCCGCTTTCCGCTGATCCGCGAGCTTGCGCCCTGCCTGCATCAGCGCGTCGAGCTGGGCGTCGCTCAGCATCCGGAAGGTCGCCTTGCCGAAACTGCGCGCCTGCTCAAGCGTTGCTTTGGTCTGCGCGCCGTAGAGGTTCATCGCAGTGTCCGCCGCCTGCACGTATGCTTCTATGTCCTGCCCCGGCATATACGCCGCATACATTGCCGCCTGCGTGTCGCCGTCATAGCGGGATATCTCGTCAAACAGCCTGCGCGTCTGCTTGGGGAGCTGCTGCACGTCGTCGGGCTTTACCTCCCGGATGGTGCTCTTGCCGTTCTCCGTGACCTCGACGCGCGCCATGCCGTTCTTGAAGCCGACAACCTTGCCGCTCTCGTCGCCGACCTTCACGTCAGCCCGCTTCTCCTCTGCGGTCACGGTGTTGGTGCTGCGTACACCGTATTCGCCGGGTGCAATGATGCGTGTGCCGATATCCCGTGCCCACTCGTTAGAGCGCTGATACTGGCTGCCGTCATACCCGCTCAGCTCCGCCGCGGTCTCCATGCGCATGTTGCCGATGTCCATCTCGGAGAGCACGCGCTTTGCCGCCTTGCTGTTCTGGATCAGACCGCGCTGCTTCTCCGTGACCTTCGGGACGCTGATGTCCGCCGCCTTTGCCTCCTGCTGCACCGCCTGCCGTACAACGGCTTCCGTGAGCGCTGAGCTGTTTTCACCGAGCGCGGCAAGCCGCTTGCCGACGGCCTCGCGGATGTTATCGAGGTCTTTCGAGACCACGGCCTCCTGCGCAAGCTCCGTGAGCGTCCCCGCCTGATAGTTCGTCATGCGCTTCCCGCTCTTCACGCGATCCTCGTATTTCTGCGCACGTTTCGCGGCCGCAGTGTCCGCGCCCTCGCTCTTGGCGTAGTCGATAAGCTCCTGCGCATCGCCCTTGTATGTCATGCTGCCCTGCACGGTGCTGTGGACGCCGGCGCTTGCAACGCCGCTCACAAAGCCGCCCAAGGCATCATACATAACGCCCTGAGTCCAGTCCGCTATTACAAGCTTTTCAGCGTCCGCAGGGCTGTAACCCGCCTGTATCAGCGCGTAGTAGTTGCTCGCTAGCTCGCTCTTGTCGCCGTTTATTATTGCGTCCGATATCGTGTTCATCAGCGTCGTGGCCGACTCTTCGCTTGCCTCGATGCCGCCCTGCACGAAGATGTTCTTGATAATGCCCTTGAGCGAAGAGGGGTTCTTCATCTTTATCAGATGCTCTATTGAGAACATCTCGCCCGCGACCTCGGCGACACCGCTTGCGTAGCCGTAGGTCAGCGCCTTGTCTACGCTGAGCCCGCGCTGTATGCCCTCCTCGTAGGCTGTTTTGCTCGCCTGCCCGAAGAAGTTGGCGTACGTGCCCACGCCGCCCAGCATGTATACAGATGCGAGTGAGTTGAGGATGCTTACCCCCGTCTCATACAGGTCGCCCAAGCCTCTGCCACCGAACAGGTACCCCACGAATGGAATGTCCTCATTGACAGTCCCGCTCTTCTCGTTCAGCGACGAGGCAATTGCGGACGTCATCGCCATGCCTATGTCCGCGGGGGTGAGGCCGGATTTGGCCGAGACGTCTCCGGTCGCCGCATATTCTTTCGTCCTGTCAAGCGTGTCGGCAAGAGACGTCATGGTCAGCCCCACGGAGGCTACCGTGCCAGCCAAGCCCGTCCCGAAGTTCTGACTTGCCCACTCGCCGACCTTTTCCTTCTTCGCCTGCGCGTCCGAATTAGCGTATCTGTCATTGATGCGCCGCGCATAAGCCTGTGCCTCGTCCTTATTGTCGTTGTAGAGGTAGTAAAAGTTGCTGCGCTCTTCATCTGTCCAGTTATCCCGGACACCGTTGCGCCAGCTCGTGGCATAGTCCGCCTGCTGCGCGTTTTTGTAGCCCGCGCCGAGAGATTCCAGCTCCTGCTGGATGGCGTTCCGCTCACGCTCGATCTCGTCCGACTGCTCCACTGTGCTCGCCCAGCCGCTGTTTTGGTTCAGAGCGACCAGCCGCTGCTCAAGCTCGCCGATGCGCTTCCGCACGGTCGCAGCGTCGGCACTCTCATACGTGGCCTTGCCCCTGGCACTGCCGGCCTTGTAGCCTGCCTCGTCGCGCAGTCCGGCCTCGGCAAAGTAGTCTGCCCATTCCTTTTCCTTGCGCAGCTCCGCTATGCGCTTGTCGTAGTCGGCAAGGCTTACGGCAGGGCGCTGCTTTGCCCTGCGCGCCTCCTCCTGTCTGCGAGCCTCTGGCAGTGCGTCATACTGCTCCGTCGTAGTCACCCACAGTCCCGGATCGCCTATAGCGTCCGCGTTCTGCCTGAGCCGTTCCGTCTGCTGTGCCGCTCTCTGCTGCTGTGTAAGCTCCTCAAGCCGCCGCGCCGTGTCAGCCGCCCACTGCCGCCCGGTCATGCCCTGTTTGAGCTGGTTCTGATACTGCCGCCCATACCGCGCATAGTCCATAGCGTAGCCCTTCCACTCGTCAGACTCGTCGCTATGTTGTATCTTATCCACAGTCCAGTTATAGACTGCATATGCCTGCTGGTCGCCGCTCTGGCTGCGCAGCTGTTCTATCTTGGCCGCTCTGTCCTGCGGCAAGCTGCTTTTCGCGGCAGCGTTCCGCTGCTCACGTATTTGCTCAACTCTTTTGCGCGCAGCATCATTTTTTGTGATATCAAGCATAGCGCCCTCCTTACTTTTCTCTCATCGTGCTCGGCCTTGCGCTTCCGGCACCGCCCGGCTTTTTACTCGGCTTTTTGCCTGTGCCCTTATTAAGGCTCTCGGCATACTCGTATAGTTCGTTAAATGCCGTGTCGCTAAGCTGCGGGCTCATCTTTTCCAGCGCCTCCCACACGGTATCCACGCCGTTTATCCCGCCGTACTTTGAGGCATTATATATCGTCTGCTTCATCCCGGCAAGCGTTGTCGCGTCAACGTCCGCCCTGTCGTTTCCTCCGCCGCCGGTGTTGTAGTAACCGCCGCCCCCGCCGCTGCCGGAACCGCTTGCGCCCGCGTTTTGCAGCTGCCACATATAGAGCAGCTTGTCCGCCTGATCGCGTGTCAGCCCCGCCGCCGTCAATTCGTCGTCGGTGGGAGAGTAGCCGGTATTGTTGATGAGGTACAGCAGCTTGTTGTATGCGTCCTGCTGCCTGCCGTATGCCGTCTCCTCGTCCTGCCGTCTGAGCGCTTCGTTGTACTGCCAGTCGCCGAGCTGGTCGCGGTAGCGGTTGTAGTCGGTCGTCGCCATGTCGTTGAGCATCGCGTACTGGTTCGTCAGCGCGTCGCCCTCGGCGTTGTACTGATTGAGCGCCATGCTGTAAGTCTCCGGCAGCACCTCGCCGAGCCGCTGAAGGTACGCGTCATACTGCTGTTGCCCCACAGCCTGCCCGTAGCTGCTGCCGTAGCCGCCCGTGAGCGCCGCCGCCTGCCCCATCGTGTCGCGCATCGCCTGCTGTCCCTGCTGGGTGTACTGCTGCTTGTACTGCTGGTAAAGCGGGTCTGCCGCCGCGTCATAGCTGAACTTCTTCCGTTTGACTATCTGCTGGTATATATCCTGTATCTGCTGGTCATACTGCCCGCCGTACACGGGAGCCTGCGTCTTCGCGCCCTCAAGTGCCTGCATAGTCGCCTGATACTGCGTGTTGTCCGGCTGCTGTGCGGGCTGCTGCGTATTCTGCTGCTGTGTGCCGCTCATCGCGGCCTGCTCCTGTTTCTTGCGTTCGTCTTCGTAAGTAGCCATATTATCTCCTTTCAGGCCGTCCGCAGCCAACAGTAGGCCGCCTTATACGGCATCATGTTATTGTGAGCGGCGTTCCCGCCGACATAGCTTGTGTTAGCGTTGCCGGCATACCCGATCGCCCTGGCATCATGCAGCACGACAGAGCTTTTTGTCCAAGCGCTGTAATCATAACCACCAGTATTACCGTTGACCATTTGGTGCTGGTGGCTAGGCATCTCGGCAACTGTCAGTGTGTGGGTTGCTTCGCCGCCGGTGGAGTTCAGCGGGTAGTTGTCGCCCGCCGAGACCAGCGTCATCCCCTCTGGCTGCCTTACCCATGTGCCGCCCCATAGCGTCGCCGGGTCTGTCTCCACCGCCAGCCACACATACAGCCCGACCGGGTGCGCTATGTCCGCCGCCAGGCTCGCAAGCAGCTCCGCCGTCAAAATATTGCTGCCTATTCTAAATATCCAATCCCCCGGGATCTCCAGCGCCTTGTCGTGCTCCGCCGCCTTGCCAAATGCCGCGCCCTGCCCGTTCGGGCGGAACTTGAGCGCCCACTGCCGGGTGGGCAAGGACGCCACCGACACCGTTGTATTGCCGAGCGCGTCCGTTGCCGTTATCCGCACCTGATACGTGCTGTCGGGGGATATCGTGCCGATGATCGCCGCCTCGCCGGACGTGAGCGGCGTCTCTGTGCCGTATACGCCGCCCTGTATCTTGTGCGCCGCCGTCAGCGTCAGAGTGTTCTGCCCGCCGAGCGCGCTGAATGTCGCCGTCGCCTTTGCGCTGTAGTAGTTGCCGTCCTCGGCCTCCACGCCCGCCGCCGTGCAGCGAAGTATCTGCACTTGGCTCAGCGTAGGCGGCGCATATGCCATCGGCTCGATGCGTATCGTCTGCGTCGCCGTCCGGCCTCTGCTGTCTGTCGCCGTGCAGAGCACGTCAGCCGTGTTCAGGAGGATAGGCGTCCTGTAAGGTGCCGCAGTGACCACGGCGCCGCTGCACGTCACTGTGACGCTTGCAAGCGCAGCCCCCGCCGCCTGTGTCAGTTTGGCGGCGTTGAAGCTTATCTCGGCCTGCGAATAGCCCGCGATGTAGCCCGTCAGCCCTGCCACTGCGCCGATGTTGTACGGTGCAGCCGTTGCCCAGCCCTCGGATATCTGCGGCCTCATGCCGTTGTCCGCCGTTATCGTCACCGCCGCGCTCGCCGTGCCCACTGCCGTGTCGCCGTTGTACGTCGTCACCGTAGCCGTGGCAGATATCGTCGTGACGTTTGGGAAGCTGTCAAACCACGATCTCGGCACAGTCACGCTGCGCGAGGCGTCGAACAGCTCTGACGTGTACAGCGTCTTGTCGCCCGCCGTCACCGTCAGCTTGTGGCGGAACGCGTCCACCGCCTTGTTAAGGCTCACCGTCAGTGTCCCCAGCGTTTCGACCGTCTGCGTTATCGCCGCGATCGTCGAGCTGCCCGCCGCCGTCGTGATGCTCAGGCTCGTGACGTTCACAAAATTCCACAAAAAGTAGTTTGTGTTATTGGGGAATATGTATATGTACGCCTCAGTGTTTGCGGGGAGGTTTACCGCCGCCTCGCCCGTAGAAATATCGTAGTCCTTGCCGTTACCGGCTATGATCAGCGTTCCTTGACTAACCGATCCTGCCCCTGCATTGACGTGCGACGTCGGCGACGTGGTAACATACCAGTTTAACCCACTCCAAGAGTATGATGCGCCATGTGCCAGATGCGCCCCCGTGAAGCTCAGCTTGCTCACTCCGTCCGCGGGCGTCGTAAAGGAGTATCGGATTACCCGGCTCATGCCGGTTGACGCCTCGTAGCCTATCTGATAGCTGTTGTTGCTCGCGCCCCCGCGGTACATAGTGCGCCCTGTCGTTGTAACCGTCATATTACCTCCACAAATTCCGGGTACGCGTCGGCCAGCAGCTTATATCCGCGTTTTGCGAAGAGTATCGCCGCGGGGTCTCCGTGCTCGATGCTGATGTGCCCGTCCTCGCACCTGATCTCCGCGTCCTCGCAGATGTCCAGCAGCGTCATGGCCAGTATCGACGCCGCCGCGCAAACAATGTCTTCGCCCTGCGGCGCATAGTGCGCATGGCCTTTTATGTCTATCCCCGTCAGCCCCGCGTGTACACTTATCATTCCGCGCCTCCCGGCTGTGACGCCTGCCTGCTCCGCGCCCGCGCGTTTTGTACGCGCGTCTGTTCCTGCGGCTGTCCCGCGTCGAGGTTGACGTCTGCCGGTGCCTGCCGCTGCTGCGGCTGTTCGCCGGTTATCGCCGTCATGAGTCCGGCCGCGAGGTTTGGCTCGTATTTTTGCGCCAGCGTCAGCGCCATCTGCTGGTACATGATGAGCTGCTGATACATCCCGCCCATCTGCGATATCTTTTGCATCAGCGCGTCTTTGCCGTCAAACTCCATCATGTCAAGGCACATCAGGCTCGTGTCCGCCTGCGCGGGGTTGAAGAAGCCCAGCGAGTAAAACTGTAGCGCCAGCTCGTTTTGGCTCATCTTGGTGTACGCCGCGGCCTTTTGCGCCTTAACCTCGATATCAAATACCGGCAGTCTCATGCCCATGTCCTGTCCGCCCAGCATGCCGAGCGGCTGCCCGCGCAAGCCCGCGTTACCGTACTGCACAAACTGCTCTTCGCCGAGGCTGCCCGTGATCCTAAACTGCCGCGGCACATCGTAAAACTGCCGTATCAGCTCAATTACCAGCGTTACCACTTGGCTGTACGCCCTGTAACTGGTCTTCGTGCTGTCGCGGCTGCCCTTGCCGCTCGCCTCCTGCAGCGCCGCGATGGCGCTTGCCGCCGTCACGCCCTGTGAGGTCGACCCCGTGGCCGTCTCGGTATTGCCGGAAGTCTCGCGCAATTCGTTCACTTTTCCCGCCTGAAACTCCATGTAATTGCCGCTCAGAGGCCGGTAATCTATAATTTTAAGCGCATCATCGCCGAGGTTGCCGTCCACCGTCACCAGCGGCGTGGACAGATCCAAAAACTCGTCCTCATGTACGCCGCCGTCGTTGCGCCTGAAGTATCGCGGCATTGCGCCCACCATCGTGTTTTTAACAAACGCCGTGTCCATCAGATCTATCGCCGTCTGCGCGTTGCTGCACAGGTCGACAAAGCCGTAGCCGCACGGACTGCCCTCGACCGGGAACAGCGAGTCGAACACGAAGGGATAAAGCCCGTGATCATACAGCGGTTTGCCCTCGTCCTCCGTCGCGTAAAGCACCGTGTCGCCGACGTACTTGACGTAGTGAAGCACCGTGCGCCCGTCCTGCCACAGCTTGTAGTAGCAGTCGATAACCGTCGTCTTGCCGCTCGTATCGGCCGCGTCATCATATAAAAACTTGGTCGCCGTGAACGGGCTGCCCTTGAGCTTGCCCTCAAGCTGTGGGTATCTCTGCTCCAGGATGTCGTTGTCGTGCAGCGCCGTGTGGTAAAAATACCGGCTGTCCTGTATGTCGCGCACACCCGGCTCCCAGAAGAGGTTCAGCAGGTCGACGCGCTCTATCGAGATGTCGCCGAGGCCGCCGAGTTTGTCCGCATCCCACGTTACCTTATATACGCCCGTGCCGGTCTTCAGCTTTTGCCACATCGCATCGCAGTAGGTATCTTCGAAGAGGTTTTGCTCCATTACTACCGGTACGATGCTGCTTAGCATCCGCGCCTCTTCGCGGTCGTTCGGCTCGCGCGGCAGTATGTTGGGTTCGGGGTACGCCTCCATCGCATCGGCGTGTTTTGATACAATGACGTTGTGCAGCCAGCCGGAGTGGCTGCGGAAACCGCCGTCGTCGAGCGACGTGGTTTTCATTTCCTCGCTGCTGTTGCGTAGCTTCCACCAGTTCTCCGCGCTCACTACGCGGCGCTCAAGGTGCGCTTTGCCGGTCTTGTATTTTTGTAGTATCCGCGTCAGCTCCTGCAGTCTTTCAGGAGTTATTTTGCTTTGTATATTGTCCATTCAACGGCCTCCTTGCCATTTTGTACAAATTGGGCTGTGGATTAAAATAATTATTTAATTTTTAGCAAGCGATGAAGATGATGCCGAAAGGCGTCATCTTTTTTTATATTGGTTGAGCGGGTCGTTTATGATGTTTGGCTGCTCGACCGGCCGCATCGGCTTTATCGGGCGCGACATGCAGAAGTATCTCCACTCGTCGGCCACATGATCCTCCATGTCGCTGTCTACGTCCTCAACGTGCGTCTGGCTGTACATCAGCAGGGGGATCGTGCGTATAAACGCCTTGCAGGTGTCAAATACATACATCCGCGGGTACCCACGTTCGTCAAACTGCAAGCGATAGTGGCACTGCATCCAGCCGGGTATGCGCTCATTGTCGCCGGGGTCGAAGTATATCCCGTACTTTATCGCAGTCTCTGCAATGCTCACGCCGCCCTTGTTCGCCCATATCGACGGGTCGGCCACGCCCTGTATTTTCTTGCCCTTGAGCCACGGGTGCGTCCGCTCGATCTCCGCGATCTTGGCAAACTGCTCTTCGTTCGACCACTTCACGCCCTCGTTCGGCGTCCGCGTGCAGCCGTACAGCTCCATGATCCTGTATATTGTTCCGTCGTAGTCAACCGCCCACCACGCGCAGGAGAAGGGTTTGGCATAGCCCCAGTCATAGCTCCGGTATATGCGCCAGCCCCGGCTCTCGCCGTGCGAGATATCAAAGGCCGGTATAACGTGCGTAAATCGTCTTTCGGCTTTAGCGTCCTCCACGCTTATTCCGGCCGCCGCGCACTTCCCCACGTCTGGCGAGGCTCGGAACTCCGTGAAGTACTGCCCCTCAAAGGTGTCCCATTTGCCGTACAGCAGCGCCTCGCGCTCCTTTTCGGGGAGCAGTGCCAGCGTCGCCAGATATTCAGGGTCAGCCTCCAGCAGCGCTTTGTTGTCAAATACCGTCGCCGGCACGAATATCCTGTCCCGGTGCATCTCGATGAGCTTACCCTCCGGCGTCGTTATCTCCACCTTCTCGGTCATCGGAGTCAGCGGAGGAGCGGCGTCGATGAACCTGTCCTTCACCCAGCCGTGGCCGATGCCGCCGGGGTTTGTCGTTGCGCGTATGTATACGCGGGTTTTCTTCGTGCTCCTCGGCTTCCGGCTCGGACGGTTGCGGGAGAACATGTAGCTGTACTCCTCCCACGTGAAATGCGTCAGCTCGTCAAAGCCTATAAAATCGTAGCGCTTGCCCTGGTAGTTTATCTTGTCCTTGCTGTGCTGCATCGAGCCGAAATATATCTTCGCGCCCGAAGGGAACATCCAGACGTGTTTGCTGTCGTTGTACTTTGCCCGCGGAAAAGCCAGCGGGTATATCGCCATGCTGCGGTCTATCAGCTCCGCCAGCTGCGGGTACGTCTTTCGCAGGATCAGCCCGCGGTAGTCGGGGTTGTCCACCTGCCGCAGCGCTTCGACGAGCAGCGCGTCGCTCTTGCCGCCACCCGCCGCTCCGCCGTATAAGGCCTCATATTCAGGGCGCTCCATAAAGGCGATCTGCTTTTCCTGCGGCGTCCATATCACCTCAGCCATGCAGCACCTCCGGCATGATGATCACGCCGGTCTCGCCGGTGTCCTCGGCTTCAGGGCTTGCCGCTTTCTCAAGATTCTTGATTCGTGCCTGTTGCTCTCGTATATCAAGAGCAGACTTGATCATCTGTATCTCCTTTATATCCATCAGCGCCGCCGTCAGGCTCCGCAGATCGCGCGGGGCTATGCCCTCCATGTCGCACATCTTCTCGCAGAGGTCAAGCAGCTTGTCTGATACCTGCATTACCCGCAGAGCCCTGTCTGACTGTTCGTCAGCTTCCGCCGAGGCGAGTCGCGCCCCTACCTTGTCCGCTATCGCGTTTTCGTGCGCCTTGCGCTTGGCTACCCAGCCGCGCTCGCGTGAGTGCCGGTTCATGGAGCTCATGCCCACGCCGTACTTTGCCGCCAGCTGGCGGAGGCTCGCCTCGGTCGTCACGTATTCTTTTTCGATTTTTATCCAGTTCGGTGACTTCTTTCCCATCGGCTCACCTCCTCCTGCTTATTTTACTAAATCCGCCCGCCCTTTCTCTAACCCTAAAACTAAAAAACTTGGGGCTTTCACCCCAAGTTTTCATATTTCTTGTCGTCCAGCTTGCGTATAACGCATGGAGACGCGATCTGCTCGCAGTTTGTTGCTATGTGGTTCGCCATGTCCTTCCTGCGGCGGAACTTTGTACTCAGGGTCGTCCGATCCAGGATGCCCTCGCAGATTATAAGCCGTCTGTTGTCGTCGCAGTTTTTGTAGTACGGGCATTTTATGTCCGCCGCCCGCCAAGATTCCATCGCTACACCTCCTGTATCAATATACCGTATCTGTCCGCCATCAGCTTCTTCTTGAGCTGATATACCGCCGTCTTCACGCCCTTCGCGTCCTCCACTACTTCTTCACCGCCGCAGGTGTATACAAAGTCGGCGATGTAATACGATGGACGTATCGTCTTGCCCTTTATCTTTCGCCCCTGCACCAGCTCATACGGCACTTGCAAGCGCAGGTTGGATATTAACCCGCTCTTCTCCATGCTCCGCAGTACAATGTACCTCTCGGCCTCATGGCGGCTGTCAAAGGTATGGCCGGAAACCGTTGTCTTGGTGTTGTGGTACTTACTCATCGCCGCGGCTCCCTCCGATAATGACGGCCATTATCAAGGTGCCAAGCGAGCCGCCGAGGATAAACGCTGCGAGCGCCCATAGCCAATGTATCATGTGTTTCTCCTTTCCGCGTCACCGTCCATTCTCGCGCCGCAGTTGGGGCAGATAGGGTAGATGCCATCTTTAGCCCACTGATAGTCTCTGTGCATTGCCTCCCCGCCACACTCCGAACAGTCATAACAATAATTACTGTTCTTCCAGTGCGGACGAATCCACCGCCCATGCACCACCGGCGCAACGTCTGCGGCGGGAGCATCGCTTGCTTCCAGCAATATTTTAGCAGCCCGCAAGTACGAGATTTCCTGCGAGTTATCTGTCCAAAAATCTTTGGTGTAAACAGCGCCGTAATAGCGCCATGTATGCTCGATTGCCCTCGCACCAGCGTTCATGGCAAGCGCGAGTTCTTCCGTGCGCTCGATGTATTCAGCCATTGCAAGCACCTCCGTCCTTTCGCGCCCCATAAGCGCAGTAAAAATTATCGTCGACCTCACAATCCGCAAACGGATAATTGCAATGCGCACAATACCGACTGTCACTAATGCAGCAACTGTATTTGCAGTCCTTGCACCGTACCACCGGCACAACGTCTGCGGCGGGAATGTTTTTGATAAGCTCTATATGGCGCGGGTTAATGTTGAAGATTTCTGGGGCTTGCAGTGCATCAAGCGCCGCTTGGCGTTTTATAGATTCATCCATTGTCAGCCCTCCTTTGGTTTATCCAGTGGCAAGCAAGCGCACTCGCAGTATTTGACGTACTGATCGAGTGGAACAAGTACGGTGTCGTACTTTTTGTATTTCTTGCAAAAACCGATACACATCTGCACCGGTTCATCCACCTTGCATACATCGCCAGCACCATAACCGCTTTCCTGCCACTCTTCGAGTGAGTACACTTCTGCGTTGTTAGGATATTGTGTATAACCGCCAAACGACCGCTTCTCTTCGTCTTTTGTTCTGCTTCCCCACAGCCAGCACGGCATACCGAACTTCCAACCGTATATCATATGCTTGATACTGACCGCAACAAGGTTTCTTTCAGCCATTGTCAGCCCTCCTCTCCGGCTTTTCTGTGTGGCGCTCCCGGAATCCATACCTGCTCACGGCAGGCGTAACATATTCCGTTATCTTTCCATGCGCCCCGCCCATATTTGCAGTCACCACACATCGGCATCGCTGTCATCTTTCTACCGCAGCTTGGACAATAGTCCGTGATGTATCTCGCATTCGTCCCTTGACCACGCCGGTATCTGGCAAACGGCATCCACATTCCGCAGCCGGTGCATTGTGGTGTGTCTGCTTCATATACTCTCCATTCAGCCATAATTTACCTCCTATACTTCTTGACCCCGATTTCGATTTTGCACCGCCAGCACAGCCACGCAAAAGCAATGGCGATAACCGGATAGCCGTAATAATAACGCTCATTTATCCAGCCGAATGTTGGTATCAACATGAATTCGTTTGTTGTTTTTTGCGTCTTAAATCTCATTGCAGTTTCTCCTTGTCTATGTATTCATCGCTTGTCTCCATATCATCAAGCGTATACTGGCCGGGAAGAACGCCGTCCTCCATCCACCAGTGAAATACATCGCGGCCTGTTGTGTCCATGCGCCAGCTGCCCTCAAGTTTGCCTCGCCGCTTGCGCTCTGCGAGCATACGCTCAAATGCGGCTATGTACAGCCGCTGAAATTTTGGGTATCTCGCAAACTCGGCATAACGTGCTTTTCCCGCCATCGGGCAGCCAACGCAGCCGACGCGCTTCCGCCCCTCGCAGTACAGCGGGTTAACCTCTACCTTCTGCTCGCCGAGGTATGCCCACACATCCTCCTCCGTCCAATCTATGATCGGATTGCAAATGCGTTTACCCTTCAGCTCGCATGATTCAAAAAGTCGCCGCGCGTCATCGTTATCGCAGTTGAGAAGCAACGTTTCGTTTTTGTTACTCCGCAGGATTACCAAACTGTCGCATTTCGCTTTGCGGGCAGGGCTTTCCGCCCACCGGACGCCGGTGACGATAAATCTTCCTACCCCGCACTGCTCCTTGAGGACTTGGCAGCAATACCGCACAACCCGCGTCGGCGGCATTAACTTTTGAGGTATCAGTGCCCACATGGAGGTACGCTCGCCTTTGTATGTGGGGTGCGCGATAGTGTACTCGATGCCCTTGCCCTCGTATTCTTTCGCTCTCTTGCGGACGTGGTACACGGTTTCGGGCGCGTCCGCTGTGGTGTGGCTATGTACGATCTCAAACGGGATTCCGGCGTTTTCGGCGAGGCGGCATATCACCGCAGAGTCTTTGCCACCGGAGTCTGTAAGCATAAGCGGCTGCTTATACAGGCGCAGCGACATGTCCGACGCGAGGCGCAGCCGCTCCATCGCTGTATGTTCTTTATCCATTCTTCCTCGCACCTCCACCCCACTGTTCAGCCATCGCCTCAGCTATGCCGGGAAATGTTTTCGAGCGCACCTTGCCGCTACGGCTATATGTATCCTCCCACGTGCGAGCCTTGCCCGATGGCATACGCCCGTACAATTCCGCATTATTCGGCTTCGGCAGTCCGTTCCCTTGCAGCTTAGGCAGGTTAAACAGCCATAGGCACGTAGCCTTTGTCACATAATTCTCCGTGTCTTCAGTCGACGCGGCAAACATATACGGGTGTATTATTTGGTCGGGCTTGCGATATGCGCTGCTCATAAAGCCGACAGGGTTTTCTATCGCGATTCTTTCTGCATTGGCCGCCAGAAATTGCATAAAAAATACAGCGCCCTTTGCACGTTCCTCCCACCGTGCGGTTACCTTCTCAGCCGGAGTGCATCTGAGCGAGAAGTGCCGCGTGGCTACGTTGCTGAGATAAGTGCATGGCGGGTGTGCAATCAGCAAATCCCATTTGCCGATATCGTGGCACACTCCGTCACAGGTGGTGATAGTTCCACCCCGTATGGCTTCGAGCGCATCGCCCTTGATATGCCATTCGGGATGCCCGCCAGAGCAGTCCTGTATATCGCAGCTGTACGCCTCATGCCCGCGCTCCCTAAACGCGATGCACACTCTCTGCGACTCCTCGCAGGCTATAAGTACCTTCATATGTGCTCTCCTTAAATGAAATTTTTCCCAAACCGCGCCCGGAACTCGTCCTCGCTCCAGCCGTAGTGCCGCATTGCCACGCGCTGACCCTGCCGCTTAAGCAGCGCGTCAAGCGCGGCGTCCTTGTGGTGCAGCGTCATGTGGCAGTCGTGGCAGAGCAGCACCCAGAGCCCCAGCGCCTTTGATTTTTTGCGGGACGCGCCGTGAAACACCTCGTGTCGGTCGAGCTTGCCGCACTGCGTTGCGCAGTAGTAGCAGCCCGCGATGTCCTGCACGATTGACGGAGCATAACCGTTTCGGTCGAGCGTCACTCCGTATTCGTTAGTCATAACAGCGATATTTGCTCATACGCCTGTGTGCCCTCACAGTTACGTACAGCCTGTTTGTAATATGAGCTTTTAAGTTCTATGCCTATTGCCTTGCGCCCTTGCTGTAACGCAACAACAGCCTCAGAGCCTATCCCCAAAAACGGAGTAAGCACCGTATCGCCGGGGTTAGTCCATAGATTTATTCCGCGCCGAATAACGCCAAGCTGCAATGGGCATATATGCCGTTCATCCTTATCCTCCTTTGCGCTGCTTGCTTGGAGCGTATCAGATGGGTTTATGTCCATCCAGACGGGGCTTGCGTATCTCTGCCATACGTCTACCGGAAAACTCTCATTCGTGTGCGTCACGCGCTCAGGATTTTCTCCCGGCTTGCGCATGGTCACAAGATAATCTGGTATGCCCTGCCTGCTCATACAGCTGTCTTTCTTTATCTGTTTATGCAACAGGCCGAGAGCCTTAGTGCGCTGCATTGCGGTCACGGGGTCTTTCCAAATACACACCTGAGAATGAAGCACAAAACCCGCATCCTCAAACAGCCGGATCATTTCACCGCGGAAGTCCCGGATACCTATAATGCCGTCTCGCTCTTTTGAAAGCGGCAAGTCCATACAATGAAAACTCACCAGCCGTCCCGGCATAAGCACACGGTACAGTTCACTCACGATGTATTTGAACTGTTCGTAAAACTCCGTCGTCGTGCGGCAGTTGCCTAAATCTCTCTCGCTGTTCGAGTATGTATACAGGCTTGCAAACGGCGGCGAGAAAATCTCATAGTGTATGCTGCTCTCCGGTATGCCTTTCAGCACTTCGCAGCTGTCGCCATTATACATCGCGTAGTTCTCGCCTATTGCTTGATCTATCACACCGATATTTTCAATAACCATTCCGGTATTTCCATCCTTTCCAAAGCGTAGTAGCTTTCGCTCATTCTCACGGTATGGTGCAGGTCGGCAGCAAGTATATTTTTTGTGAACCGTACAAGCTCAGAAGTCATACGCTCCGCATCGCGCTGTTTGCGCTCTATGTTTCCCTTGACGCAGCCCTCTGCGTCAGAGATCACGATATACACATCAACAGGCTTTCTCTGACCGAATCGCCAACAGCGGCGAACCGCCTGATAATATGCTTCAAAACTGTCTGACAGCCCCACAAATATCATCTTGCTGCACTGCTGCCAATTCATTCCCCATCCGGCTATTGACGGCTTTGACACAAGCACTCGGTTTTCGCCTGTTGTAAATCCGTTCATCGCCGTTTCCTTGTATTCCGCGCTCTGACTGCCACGGACTTCAACCGCACCATCTATCGCATCCGCAAGTGCACTGCTCTCGTCGTTGAGGTCACACCAGACAAGCACCTGCTCATCCGTCCCGTTGGCTATCTCTGCCGCAGCTGCCACCCTGTCAACCAAGCTTGACCGGCGCGCTTGCCGTCGCTCCTGCAAATTTTGTGTAGCTTTCGCCATCAGCATCATCTGCCCGTCGCTGTCCGTTAAGACATCGCTTTCCGTTACGACTTCGTGTATACGAAGTTCCGGCAGATTAAAGCCTGCGCTGTCATATCCCAAGTCTGCCGGGCTTGTCAGACAGCACGCCCATCCAGCAACCCACTCAAAGAATTTGCTTTCTGCGTGACCTTTGAGCCGCCACAGTGACGTATTTCCACCGTCGTGGCAAAAGAACGTAGACAGCATTTCAGTCTGCGTCATTATGTTGCAGAACTGCGCGTGTGTGCCAAGCTCCTTGTAATCGTTCGGTGCGGGCGTTGCGGTGCAGCACAGCTTATATGGTGTGTCTTGAAACATATCCGTCAGCAGCTGCCGCGTCTTGCTTGAATAGTCCTTGAGTATGCTGCTCTCATCAAGCACGACGCCGCTGAATGTCTCCGCTGTGAAGTGCTCGGCCATCTCATAGTTTGTGATGTTTACGCCGTCAACAGCGTCTTTCTGCGTTCGGCAGACTTTAACGGGAACGTCGAACTTTTCACCCTCGCGTCTTGTCTGCTGCGCAACGGCAAGCGGCGCAAGTATCAGCACGGGCTTTCTGGTATGCTCTGATACCTGTTTAGCCCATTGGAGCTGCATAGCCGTCTTGCCAAGCCCGCAATCTGCGAATATGCAAGCGCGGCCTTTTACAAGCGCCCAACGCACTATGTCATTCTGCCAGCTGAACAGTTTCGGATTACTTGACGTTGGCTCAAATCCGGACGGTGTGACGGCTATTTTCTTGCTCTCAAGGAATTTATGGTAATCTTTCATTTCCACTCCTCTAGCAACGATCTGATTTCCTCCTCCGGCCGCGTCTCGATGCCCAGCGCCCGCGCATCCTGTATGAGGCCGTCTATCAGCATGGCCATCTGGCGGGTGTCAAAATCCGAGCTGCCGTAGTAGATATACAGGTTTGTGCAGCCCTTGATCCTGCTTGGCTCGCGCTCAACACGCCGCCCTATGTGGTCGCGTGTCCAAAGCCGCTCCATGCTGTCAACGGCCTTGTCCTGTACGCAAAGTACCTCGCAGATGTTCGGCACGTTCTTCAGCGCCTCGCGGTACACCGTCTCCGGCGTCTCGCGTACTGCAAGCGCTATGTCGTTGATGAGCCGCCACGCGTATGCATTGGCGTTGAGGCTGCGTTTCTTCTTGGCGGGGGAGATGTCATATTCCCCCGGCTTGAAGCCGTACACAAACCGCCTCGCGTCCGGCACGGAGGCCGTCAGCACGAGCTCGCCGCCCAGCATCCTTGCGCTGTCAATTCTCATGTCAGCCTCCGGTTCTCCGGCGACGTCTCGAAGCAATACCCGTTTTTCGAGCGTTCATAGATCCTTGAGCCTATCGCCTCGTCAATGTCCATGATCGCACCTATCGTGCGTTCGCCGCTGATGATCGTGCGTTTCCGTGCGTTGTACCGTGCGTTCAGCAGCTCAAAGGCGACGTTGAGGTCGCCGTCGGACACCGCCCTACCCTTGAAGAAATCGTCGATATACAGCACGTCAACGTTTTTCAGCAGGTTCATGCGCTCCCGGTACGCGGAGTTATCGTTTACAAGGGCTTTCAGCTCGCGCACTTCGTCTCGCCATAGCATATATTTGCAGTTCTTGCCGCCCTCTATCAGCTTGCCGACAATGGCCGTGCATATGTGGGTCTTGCCGCTGCCCGGCCTCCCGACGATCACGAACCATTCGCCGCGAGACTCGGCAACGTACCGCAGCGCCGCGGTTTTTATGGCCGCCGTCTGCTTGTCCGGCGTCTTGTACGCTTCAAAGGTGTACCGGCTCATAACGTCCGCAAGGCCGCTCCGCTTGATCCGCAGCGCATTTCTGCGCTTTACCGCGCATTCGCACTCGGAAACGGAGATTTCGGTGCTTCCCGGCACGCGGTGTATTATCTGCCCCGTATCGCGGCAAAGCTCGCAGCGGTATTCAGGTGCTGTAGGTGATGCCCCATTTGCTGTCGCTTCGCTGCGCTTCTTCTCGATCCACGCCGCGAGGCTGACTCCTACGTTTTCCATCGCCGTCCTCCTTTTCCCAAGTTCTCACCGCAGCTTTCCAGTCCTTCATCGGGCTTTTCCCGACTTTCCAGCCCTTAGCGGTGTAAAAGTCTACAAAGCGCTCTGCGTCTACTGTGTTTCCGCGCTCTCGGCAGTAATCCCGCACCTCATCGACGGTGGGCGGGGTGAAGCGCGCAGCGCGTACCCCTTCTTTCGGATTCGGATTGGATTCGGATTCGGATTGGATTGGATTATAGCCGCAATCTGCGGCAACTTGCGGCAACTCGCCGCAATCTGCGGCAGAAGTATCAAGAGCGCCGTTTTCCGGCGGTTCGGGGAACTTCGGCTTGCAATCGCGCACACGCTGATGCTTGACCCACCCGGGGAACAAAAAGTAGGGCTTCCCGTCCACTTTGTAGAGGGCAACGCAGCCTTTTGCCGCCAATTCTTGGAGCGCAGCATCTATGTCTTTGATGGATAGCCTTTCCCGGAACGGGAAAATATGTCCCTTGATTATGGCGGGGCGAGCGTCTCCCCGCCCCGCATCATCTGCCTGTGTTATAAGTCCAACCCATAACCGAAATTCAAAATCCGAAAGCGCCGCCAGCTTCTCACTCGAGCATATGCTCTCCTTGATTATCCTGTTCGGCATGGCGGAGCCTCCTTAAAACGGAAGCTCGCCATCGTCGGGTATCTCCTCGAACTGAACGTCGGGGCTTGCGTCGCGCTTCTTGCTCTCGCCGAAGTAGATGCTCTCTGCAACGACCTCAGCCGTGCGGCGCTTGTTGCCGTCCTTGTCCGTCCAGTCGCGCAGCTGCAGGCGGCCGGAAACGGCGGCCATGCTGCCCTTGGTGAAGTACTTGTTGACAAATTCGGCGGTCTGACGCCATGCAACGCAGTCGATGAAATCGGTCTGCTTCTCTCCGCCGTCGCGGCCGCCGAAATCGCGGTCAACAGCGAGGGTGAAGGATGCCACAGGCGTCTGGGACTGGGTGTACCTGAGTTCGGGATCCCGTGTCAGGCGGCCCATAATAACAATGTGATTAAGCATTCTCTTCCTCCTCCTTAAACCGGCAGCTCCTGCCCGTAATTAAGCTCCTGCACTCGTGCCTCCGCCGCTATGCAGTCGAGGCACAGCAGCTTGCCGTACTTCTCAAGGCTGCGTTCCGCATGCTTGGCCAGATTCACGGGCTTGCCCGCTCCGTCCCTGTACGGCGCTATCACGCTGCCGCAGCATTCGCATATGTATTCCGGCGCTCTCGGCTTCTCCTTCGGTGCGGTGGGCTCTGAAGAGTACTTGTCCGGGTCACGCTCCCAGTACACGGACGCTCCGACGCCCAGCGCCTTTGCCGCTACGCTGATCGCGTCCGTTGTCGCCTTCTTGAAAGCCTCATCGTCGAGATATATCCCGCTCTTTTCTGCTGCCAAGAAAGCCGCGCCGCCCGTGCCGGGGATAGGCTGTGATACCTCGCCGCTCTCCGGGTCCCGCACGAAAAGCTCGATGTTCACAAAGGCCGCCGCCTGCTTGGTGTGCTCGTCGCGGGCTATCTGCTGTTCGGTGATGCGGTACCACCACCCGAAGCCGCAGGGTCCGAAAAGCTCCGTCAGCTTCTTGATGCGCCACATTGGGTTGATGTCCGTCATGCCCTTGAGTCTGCCGCCGCCGATGGGCTTCTTCGCCTCGCGGGGGACTTCCGCCGTCGCGTTGTAGAATCTCAGCTTGTCCGTCTCGTTCATTCTGCCGCCCCCTCAAGCTCCGCCAGCTTCGCCAGCGCGTTGTCCAAGTCCTTCTGCAGCCGCCAGTTCTTGATGGTCAGGTCGCTGACCTTCTCGTTCATGTGGTCGAGCAGGGTCTCGGCTCGCGCCGCCCGCTCTACGTAGTCCGTGTACACTGCCGCGGGGACGATCATCACGGTGTCGCCCAGCAGCTCGGCGTTCGTCTTTTTCTCCATTATGTGTTTTCCTCCTTATGTCATTTGATCGTCATCGTGGTGTTCTGCACGAGCTTCGCGTCGGGAATCAAGGCACCTTCCGCAAGCGCCGCCTTGATTGCAGCCTTGTCCGGCTCCGGCTCCTTATATCTCAGGAGCGTGGCGGCGTGTTCCTTTGCCCACTCGGTAAAGCCCTCGCCCAGCTCAAGCGCCGTGCTCTTTCGGAAGCTCACGCAGCAGCGCGGGGTCTGGAACTTCTCGCCGCCCAGCGCGTGAGACACATACTCGCGCAGCCTCTCGGCCTTTTTCTCCGCCTTCTTCCGCCTCTCGGCAAGAGCGGCCTCCTCCGCCTTGAGCTCCCGCACGTCGGAGGAAAGGTTCTTGATAAAGAGCACGATGTTCTCTATCTTCGCCTCGCGCTCCATGAGCAGCGCGTCAAGCGCCTTATAGTCCGTGATAAGCTCGCCGGTTTCGGGGTCTACCTCGCTCAGAAGCTCCTGTATTTCCTCGTCTATTTCATATAAGGTCATATTATGTTTACCTCCTTCAGCCTTGTCCTTGCGGCCTTGAGCCGCTTTAATATGCTCATCGCCCTTGCGTTCTCCTGCCGGAAGTGCCGCTCAATGTCGGCGCTGGACGCCGCGAGGAAATACCCCGTGCCGTCGCTGTCGTTGATTATGAGGTAGCCGCAGTTCCGCGCCTCCTCGATGATTCGCCGCAGATGCCTGTCGGATACGTCCATCATGCTCGCCAGCGCCCGGCGGCTTATCGCCGCGCCCTTGCCCGCCTCGCGGAAATGGGCTATCAGGTCTGTCACGTCCATGCTCTCCGGCTCTGCGCGGGCTTCTCCGTCGACTACGCCGGAGATGTAAAGCTGCTCTGTCCCGCCGAATAAAAGGCTCTCCGGCACGTTCAGCGCGCTTGCAAGCGCCTTTGATACGCTTGGTGTCGGCAGGCACATCTCATTTTCAAAGCGGCTTATCATGCTGCTGTCGATTCTTGCGTCGATGGGCTTCACCATCGCCGCCAGCTCCGTCTGCTTGAGTCCGCGGCTCTCTCGCCAGAGTCTGAGGTTATTCATCCTCCTCGTCCTCCTCGTCGCAATCCTCGTCCTGCATCCAGGGCGGCCAGCCCGTCGCCTCCATGCAGCGGATTATAGGGTCGTCCGGTATCTGATACACGTTTATCCCTCCTCAGTAGTCCCAGCCGTTGTAGCGCTCAGGGTGCAGCCGGTTGCGCTTGTAATCCTTGCGGTAGTCGTCGTAGGCCGCCAGCGCCGCCACAAACAGCGCCCACAGCAGCCCCAGCGCCAGCGGGATTCCCAGCACCGCGCATAAAACGACCTCTGCCGTCGTCGGCGTCATTTCCTGCGCCTCCTCTCGTTGAAGAACTTCACCGCATCCGCGAGGTCAACGAACTGTGTGGTCTTGCCTCCCTGCTCTACCTCGTACCCGGCGCGGGTGTGATCCGGCTGATGCTCAACCACGAAGTACAGCGTCTTGCGCCCGTCGCGGTGCATCGGGTATTTTTGAGTGAGATTTGCGAATTTGTTCATCCGCAGCTCGCAATTTGACATTGCATTTTCCTTCTTCCTGTGCTAAGATATAGTCATGTGTTTTCCATTGCCGCCTTACGGGGTTCCTGCCCGTGGGCGGCTTTTTATTTGCGCTTGTGTCTTTGCTCGTGCAGTTTCTTCTTGCGCTTCCACGCCGAGAGGTACGCCGCAGCGGGGGAGCCCTTGCGCCGCGCGGCCTTTGCCGCGTCGTAGCGCTCGCGCCATTCCTTGTATGCGCCGCAGCTCCCGTGGCAGCCCGCCTCCCGCGCCTCGCAGTTGACGCATGGACTCAGCATCGCTCAGTCCCCCTCTCGCCCCGCCCCATGTATCTCAAAAACGCCTCGCGGGGTATCTTTATCTGGTTGTTGATGCGGATAACCGGGAACCCTAACCATTCAGGGCGTTCCCTCGCCTGTATGCGAAGCGCCTGCTCGTTGCAGCCGATCACGCTTGCCGCCTGTGCCGGGCTTATCGTCGCCGCCGTCATCGCCTCGATGTCGTCAAGGGTCATGTCGTGCCTCCTTTTCGTGCTTCTCGCAGAAGAAGTAAGACGGTATCTTGATCGCCGGTATGTCCAGCCACTCGCATATTCTTGTGATCTCGTCCAGCTTCCACTTTACTTTCCCGTTTAGCTTGAGAGACATTGATGCTTTGGAAAGTCCCATCGCCTTTGCGAAGTTCGCCTGCGTGCGGTACTTGGCGGCGATTTTCTCTCTTAACAGAGAATAATCAAAGGTCATCATGTGGCTTCCCCCTCTCGCTTCGTATCCACGTTGAAGAAATAAGCCGGCATCAGATAAAACGGTATGTCAAGCAACATGCTTGCCGCCACGATTTCTCGCTGCTTCCAGTATGCTTTCCCGCTTAACTTCCGATACACCGAGTTCTCAGGAAGCCCCATCGCCCGTGCAAAGGCTTTTCGCGTTTTGTACTGCTTGGCGATTGCCTTCTTTAAGTTCGAATAGTCGAAAGGTATTCGCAGTTTTAGGTACGCCGCAGTGCCCTGTTCTCTATACGCGCGGTCTTCGTTCATTCCTCGTCCTCCTTGTCCTTGCGGTTCTTGATGCCGTCCAGCCTGCCCCGCAGATAGCCGCGCACATAATCCGCGCCGTCCGCTGGGATCTTCTTCAGGTCGTCCAGCAGCTCCTTCGCCGCCTTTTTCTCCTGCTCGCTCATTGTTTCACCTCCGTTTTTCTTGCCATTTTCTGAAATCTTTTGTAGAATAAGGACGCCGCGGTAATCTTACCGGCCGGTCGAAAGGGGGTGTTGTCATGGAAAGCCTCTTAGGTTCTTTCATGCTGCCTCTCCGGCGCTCCCTTGATTCAGTACACCGTCCCGGTACTTGCCCCGGGCGCGGCGCGTGCGTTGAAGTACTGAGACACAGCTAAGCACTTGTTCGTTCCAAGTGATGCTCCCCGGGCTCGCATCCCCTGCGCTTCCGCAACCGCCTCTCAGGCATCGGAATGGCGCTGAATTCTGGTGTAGGGAAGCATCTGCGCTGTGTCGGGAGCTAAGTGCAGAGGAAACCGGTGTATGGACGATGCACCGGTTTTCTCTCGGCGTCCTTGTCCTCACTCTGCATTTCACACGGGCTTGTGACCGTCCTCGGCTGCATTAAGGCGGGGCGCATAAGCCCCGTTTTTTGTTTGACTCTGTGCGCATGGCGTGATAGGATGGGCTTGCTCCGGAGCGAAAGGAGGTGATGCGTATGGAAACCTTAGTGGCTTCCTTCATGTCGCCGTTCCTGTTGCTCCCGGCAACCCGTTCTCAGTTTGCAGGAGAATGAAGCCTGCGAAGCTCGCACACTGAAAGAACGGAACCGGCTTAAGCACCTGCTGTAACAGGAGATATCCACCGGGTTGACGCTGCCCATCAGGCGCTGCTTTGCATCCTGTAAATTGAGCGGAGGAGATATCTGCGGCCGGTTGGGAGTTTGTGCAGAGGAAGCCTGCGGAGGTTACAGCCCCGCTCGCTTTCTCTGCCGCCCACCCTACCGCGCCATGCGCACAGCTTATGTGAAAGGATTTTTGCTATGGATGCTCAGTATGAAATTCTCTCGCGTCTCTCGGCTCGCAGGCTTTCCAGATCGGAGCTGTTCAAGTCCATCCCGCTTGAGGTCTGCGCCCCTGTCTCCGTTCAGGAGGCCTTGCGTCAGCTCCTCGAATGGGGCTTCGTTCGTGAGGATTTGCCCTCTCGGAAATACGCTATAACCTGCGCCGGAGATAAGCACCTTGCCGCCCTACGGCAGGCGGTGGAGGATCGACAGCAGCACCGCGAGGATCGCGCTCATGTAGAAGATCAGAATGCCAAATCTGCTGCTGCTCAGAACGCAAATGCGTATAAGCAGCGTCGCAATGAATTGCTCAAGGCCGTCATCGGTGCCGGCGGTGCGTATCTCTTCGAGCATGCCGAGCAGCTCTTCCGCTTCTTTGCTTCTCTTTTTCGTTGACTCACCCCTTTTCCTGAATCCGATAAGCCCCGGTTTTTTAGTGGATATATCCGTTTTGGAGCAGAAACGCGGTATCTTCGTCCCAGCAAACCGGCTCACCGCTGTCCTCTACAGCTTTTAAATCAGAATAAGTGCTTTGCACAAGTGCCAGATTGTCCCACTGGAATACATTTTTGATAACAAAGCCTTTGGAATACTCGGTGCAAGGAAGAAGCTGATACCGTCCGGCGCGTCTGGTGCAATAGCGCACCTTTGCGCATTTTCTCCCGCTCTTGGAAATGTACAGCTTTTCAATAACGCCAACCCTGAAAATCCAACCGTTCCAACCAGAACGCATCGGGGCAAATTCAAATGCGGGAACCTGTACCAACTGACCGACAAACGGTTTCTTGACTGCTTTCATGTGTTCTCCTCTTATGTGTTTGATTGCTCACTCCAGCTAACATTTTATTAGCTTGGCTACATATTAGCATTGCCCAGCTACTTTGTCAAGTGTTTTTTATTCGCTGGGCTAATTTTTTTACTTGACTTTTTGTCTCGCTGGCTTTATACTTCTTTATGAAAGGAGGTGGTTAAAATGAGCACTATCTCAGAACGAATTTCTTTTTGCATTGAACACTTCGGTCTGAAGCGCAACGAATTTGCCAAGCAACTCGGCTTGTCGAGTCCCTTCGTCTCGGAGCTTTGTTCCGGCCGGAAAGTCCCCAGCGACCGCACAATATCGGATATCTGCCGAGTATATAACGTAGATGAGGTGTGGCTTCGCACCGGTGCCGGTCAGCCGTTCCCGAAGAAGTCGCGGCGCGACGTTATAGATGAGTACATCGGCCAGCTGTCCGAGGGCAAGCGCTCAGACCTTGAGCAGCTGCTCATTGAATTTATGGCCGAGACCACTGTCGAAGAGTGGAAGGAGCTCTCCGCAGTGTTCCGAAGACTCGCCGATAAACTGAACAAGCCCGATACGGAGTGATTTCCGTATCGGGCTTGTTCCCGCTTATTTTGTTTTTTGAAGTGTGAAGATGTACACGGACCTCAGCTGTTCGTATGTCAGTTTCTCCGCCAGCTTTTCAAGCTCCGCAATCAGTATTTCCCGTTCCTTCTCCATGTTTCCCCTCCGTTTATCGTCATTTTGCATTATTTTGGTGCATTTTATTTGTAAAAAACGTAGAACCGGAAAACCAGTATGGAATATACCGGTTATTCGTGTTAAAATATGTATAATCTGTGAACAAAAGGAGGACTTTTCATGAACACATTGCGAGATAAACTTGTAACTGCGCTTGGCGGCGCCGGTATTGCGGTCTGGTATGTGCTTTCGCTGGTCTATACCTTCGCCCCGCTGCTTACCGTTTTCAACTTCGGCTTGCTCATTACCGTGGCCATCGTCGCCGTCGCTACGTTTGCGCCGACCGTTGGCGGCATAATCCAGCTTATTTTATATGTATGGGGTTTCTTCCGCGCCCTGTCGATGCCGTTCAACGGCTGGATCCTCGTGTTTTACATCTGCTTCGCGCTGTATTTTTTCACCCAGCTTCTTCCCATGCTGCTTGCCCTCTTCTCCCGTAATCGGTAAATACGTATAAGAGGAGTGGCGAAAGTGTGAAAATGGTTCAAAAGCTTCTCATATTCGCCTGTTTCGTCTTCGCCGCCGCTTGTGCGCTGTCGTCAATTGCTTTCGCCCATCCGGGCAGAACTGACAGTAACGGCGGGCATTACGTTACCGCAACCGGCGAATACCACTACCATCACGGCTACCCAGCGCACGACCACTATGATATAGACGGTGATGGTGTGCTCGACTGCCCCTATACGTATGTTGCAAAAGCTACGCCCGCGCCGACTCCGAGTCGCGCAATTGCGTCAGGCGGCCATGTGGTAGTTACAGCGAATCCGGAGCTTTATCAAGCAGCTGTGGAGTCCGCAGCCTTTGAGCGCGTTGGTTCCTCCACAGAGGAGCCTCAGCAAAGCTACGTGAAGGTTGGCTGGATCATCTCCGTAGTCGCCGCATTTATCGGCGGTATGTTGTTTCACAAGTGGCTCTCTACGCCGAGTGATAAAAGCGCGGCGCAGCCCGTGAAACCCGCCCCTGCTCCAGCCAGGCCGCGAGAAAGCCAGCCGTCAAACGTTCACATATGTTATCGGGATGTTCCCCACGAGATAGACTACCGAGGCATATTTGGCGAGAAGCCCCCGGAAGCGCCGAGGTTTCAACCTGAAAAGCATTCTCGCCAGAAACTAGACGAGGGCTGGACTGTCCTGATAGTCTTTTTAATAGTCTTCACGCTGCTCTGTATTCTGGTCGTGGTTTCCTTATCGTAAAAACGCGCCCCGGCATTGGTGCCAGCCTCCGCCGGGGCATGTAACAGATACCTTGTAAACCGACTTATCTGCTACGGCTTTATGGTAGCAGATATCCCTCGGATTTGTCCACGTTTAGAATCCGGAAACAGCGGGCGAATTTGCGAGCCGCGCCCAAAATCTTTGTAAAATGCAATAATTTCATTCGGAGATGGGAAAATGTCAGCTACATCAAAATTGCAGCCGCATTTCGACAGCTATTTCGACGAGATGCGCAAGGCTAAGAACGTAAGCGGCTACACTCTGCAAGACCTGTCCGAGCTGTCCGGTGTGCCGTACAACAATGTGTGTGATGTCAACTCCGGGCGTGCAAAACAGCCGCTGTTGTTTTATGAAGCCGCCAAGTGTGAGATCTTGGGGCTGTCACTGGACGCCCTCTGCGGCCTCTCCGCCCCGGAAGACCCGGATGCGGCGGAACACCGGCACGAACTTGAGTTGGATAACGTCCGTCAGGCCGGAGACGTCAAGCGGCTCGAAGAGGTAAACGCCATGCTCAAAGCGCAGCTTGCAAGCCGCAGGCCTGTCGTATACGCGCTTTTAGCTGTCTGCGCCCTGCTGCTCGTGTGTTTAATTTCGTATATGGTGTGGGATGCCCAGCTTGTAACGGCGGGGCTTTTTCGGTCCGCCGGATCCAGCGCCCTTGTCGTTATTTTTGGTTTGATAGTCGTTGCCGCCGTGTGTGTCATGGTGTACGCCCTGAGGATGTTAAGAAAATGATATGCCGTAAGTGCAGAAAAGAAATACCGGATATAAGCGCATTTTGCATGTTCTGCGGGGCGCGGCAAAACGCGCAGCCGCGTAGGGGGCGAGGGAACAAGCAAGGCACGGCGTACCGGCGCGGCAAGACATGGACAGCGCAATGGACTATCGACACGTTTGTTGATGCGTCCGGCAGCCTGCACCAGCGGCGCGGGACGAAGGGCGGATTCCCGACCAAAACCGCCGCGCTCGCCTTTGCGGCCAGTCCTGCGGATACCGCGCCGAAGCAGGTGTACCGGCCTACGCTCAGCGACTACCACAGATGGTGGGAAAAGAGCGGCGCATACGATAAGCTCGGCAGCTCCAAGCAGTGTGCGCATGATATCGCGTGGCGTCGGCTAGACTCCATAAAAAATGTACCCGTAGCGGAGCTTACAATAGATAATCTGCAAAGCTGCGTGGATTCGCAAACTGATACGTACTATCCCGCGAAGGACATGAAAACCATGCTTCGCAAGCTATACAAGCGCGCCGTCGCCGAAGGGCAGGCGCGAACAAACCTCGCGGAGTTTGTCGAACTGCCGCCGCTTACCGAAACGGAGCAAAAGCCGTTTATAGGGGATGAGATAAATGCAATGTGGACGGCCTACGACAACGGTGACTTGTTCATGCGCTTCCCGCTGCTGATGATATACAGCGGCATGATGCCCGGTGAGCTGCTGCGCTGCACAGCCGACATGATACACACCGATACGCACGAGATCGTCGGCTGTGGCCTGAAAACCAAAAAGCGTAAGGCCACGCCGCTGGTCTATCCTGACTGGCTCGAACCGCTCGTGCAAGATATCCTCGCCAACATAAGCAGCAAGAAAGGGCGCGTCGTTGGCATGAACGTGGACAATTTTTATACCGAGTATCATGCCGCCCTTGCGCGGGCTAAGGTGCGCGATCTGCCGCCGTACTCGTGCCGCCACACCACGGCGACGGCGCTGGCGCTCGCCAAGACTGCGCCCAGCGTGATACAGGAGATCATGCGGCATACCAAGTTCGCAACCACCCAGCGCTATATCCACCCCGATATGCAGAGCGCCCACGACGCCGTCAATGTTCTTGACAAAGGCGGCAAAGAATGATATTATTTCAGCGCGAAAATTCCCCGCGTAGCCTACAAATTTCGGGGAATTTAGGCCATTTTAAGACCCATAAAGTTCCGTTGGGCGCTGTCGCGTAGCTTACAACATAGCCTACAAAAACCCGCAAAGCATTGATAAATCAAGGTTTTTCTTTCCCCTGCTAAGGGAGTAGGCGTGTAAAAAGCGCGCGAGGGTTCAAATCCCTCCTTCTGCGCCACGAACTGGGTCATTACGGTGACCCAGTTCGCGTTTATATAAGGCTATTTGGAGAGTTACCGAAGCGGTCATAACGGGGCGGTCTTGAAAACCGTTAGGCGGCAACGCCACAGGGGTTCGAATCCCTTACTCTCCGCCATAAAAGTACTCTGATTTTAATAGAATCAGAGTACTTTTCTTTTTCTCAAAAACCCCAGTAAAATCAAGCTTTTCAGCGTTTTAAGGCCGATCTCGGATGCTCCCGGGACCGGCCTTTTTTGCGTTTATGAGGTTTTCAGATGCTCTTGAAAAGAACTGGGTTCGTTGGATTATTAGGTAGATTCGTTGGATTTATGGGTAAGTTCGTTGGAATATTGAGATGTTCGTTGGTTTTTAGGGCAATTCGTTGGAATATTGGGTAGTTTGTTGGATTTATAAAGTACAAGAAGCGTTTTCAGCTGCAGATCTCCCTGAACAAAATGTGTACCGGGACGCGATTCGGAAAGCCTTGTATTCATAGGGCTTTTTCTGATATTTCGACGCTAATCCTAATAATACTGCGTTGCATTCCAACCTGGAAAGAAGATAATGTACAATAAGTTGCGCAAATTGAAAACCGCATAAAAGAAGACATAGCATGCAGGCTCTGGTAGAATGAAGTCACGACACACCATTCTGAAAGGAGA